TTGCATAACTGGGCTTCACATGGTAGTGATGCTTTTAGATATGGATGTGCAATAGACCCTGACACAACAAGTCAGTGGAAAACAGAAATTAACATAGATACAAGGTATATAGTTTAATATGGCAAAAGGTAAACCACTTACAGAATTAGAAGTAGGCTCGATAGTTAGCTCAGAGATCAAAGCATCTTTAGGTTATATTGGTTCAGACATAACTGAACAAAGACAAAAATCATTAGAGTACTATTTTGGTGAACCATTTGGTAACGAACAAGATGGTAGATCACAAGTTGTTTCTACAGATGTGTCTGATGTTGTTGAATCTATTTTACCTACATTACTAAGAACTTTTGCAGCTAGTGATGAAATTGTTAAGTGTGAACCTGTTACTGCCGAAGATGAAGAAGTAGCTAAACAAGCAAGTGACTATCTTAATTACGTGTTTAATAAAGATAACGATGGTTTTATAACTTTGTACACGTTATTTAAAGATGCATTAATACAAAAAAATGGTGTAGCTAAAGTTTATTGGGATACTTCCAAGAAGAGAGAACGTGAGTCATACGAAAAATTAAGTGAAGATGAATACACTATGTTGTTGGATGAAGATGGTGTTGAAGTTAAAGAACATACTGAGTATGAAGATGAAAGTGCTATAAAAGAAAAAGAACAAATATTAGAACAAATTAATCAATCAGGTCAACCTGTTGATCCAATGATGTTAGAACAATTAGAAGATGCACCTATTCCGATGATGCATGATGTAGTTATTGAAAGAATAGAAACATTTGGTAAAGTTAAAGTAGAAGCTATACCACCTGAAGAATTTCTTATTGAACGTAGAGCTAAAAATATAGAAGAAGCAAACTTTGTTGCACACCGTACTACCTCTACAAGAACACAGTTAATAGAAGCAGGCTTTGACCATGATAAAGTTTATAGTTTACCTGCAGACACACAAGACAAGTACAATGAAGAAAAAATTACTCGTTTTCGTAACCTTGATTATGATTATGATAGTAACTCTGGTGAAGCAAGTACTGATGAAATTTCAATCTACGAGTGTTACATAAGAATAGATGAAGAAGGCGATGGCGTTGCTAAATTAAGAAAGATTACTTTAGCAGGTACTGAAGGCTACACCGTTTTAGATAACGAGTTATGTGATAGCATACCTTTTATATCTGTAACACCTATTATAGTACCACATAGATTTTATGGTCGTTCTGTTTCTGAAATGACTGAGGACTTACAATTAATTAAGTCTACAGTTATGCGTCAGTTACTCGACAACATGTATCTAACAAACAATAACCGAGTTGCAGTAATGGATGGTCAAGTTAATCTTGATGACCTATTAACTAATAGACCTGGTGGTGTAGTTAGAACTAAAGGATCTCCTGGTCAAGTAATGATGCCAATGCAGACGCAAACTATTAATAGTCAAGCGTTTCCTATGTTAGAATATTTAGATACAGTGCGTGAACAACGTACTGGTATTACACGATACTCACAAGGTATGGATGCTGACTCGTTAAACAAAACAGCAACAGGTGTAAATACAATATTATCTCAGTCACAAATGCGTGTTGAACTTATTGCTCGTATATTTGCAGAGACTGGTGTTAAAGACATGTTCTTAAAAATGTTTGAACTAATTGTTAAACACCAAGACAAAGAAAGAATTATTAAAATAAGAAATAACTTTGTTCCGTTTAGACCTATGGAATGGCGTAATCGTTGCAACATTTCTATAAGTGTTGGATTAGGTACTGGTTCAAGAGATCAACAACTTTCTATTTTAAACAATATACTACAAACTCAACTTAAAGGTTTGGAGCTACAAGGTTCGTCTGCAGGGCCTATGGTTAATTTGCGTAACATTTATAACACGTTAACTAAGATTGTAGAAAACGCTGGTCTTAAAAACCCTAATGCGTTCTTTACTGATCCTGACATTGGCCAACAAAACATGCCACCACCACAACCACCACAACCTACTGAGTTTGAAAAAGTATCACAATTACAAGTACAAGGTGAGAACTATAGAAAACAAATAGATAGTGAATTAAAAGTCAAACAATTAGAAAAAGACTATCAAGAAATGATTTTAAAGTTTGAAACTAGAATTAAAGAACTTGAGTTACAGTATGGCACTAAAATTGATGAAGTTGAATTACGTAACAATGCTATGTTAGCTAAAGAAGAGTTAATACAACAAGGTAAGATACAAGAACAAGCACAACGTGCCTTAATTGAACAACAAAAAAATGCACTTGGCAATCTTGACCGCAGACCACAAACTGTGATAAACCCTAACGATGAGCAACAATAAATTAGAAACTGAAAAACAACGTGGTGATAGAGCAAAGTTATTGCTTGAAGAACCATTATTTAAAGAAGCATTTAAACTACTTAAAGATGAGTATCAAAATGCTATGTTTCAAACTAAACATAATGATGATGATGTCCGTAAAGCCTTATGGCAGGCGTATCATATAACTGATAAAGTTGAGAACCATTTTAAAACAGCAATGGAAACAGGTAAATTAGCATCTGTACAACTTAATCAAATTAAAAAGAATTCGAATTAAATCGAATACACCAACCCTATCAGGAGTGTAACATTTAACGAAAGGAGGTTGTTATGGCTGATAACCAAACAACTAACGTAATAGAAGCAGGAAACATTATAAAAGGTCTTATGACTGGTAGTGAATCTGCACCTATTGAAACTGTTCCTACAGAAATATCTGAGGAACCAATAGAAACAGTGGAAACAGAAGAAGGACTTCTTACTGAAGAAACTGAAAGCCCTGATGAGACCGAGTCTTATGAGGCAGAAGAAACATCTGAGTCGAGTGATATACAAGAGAACTCTAAGGAACCGTACTACGCTGTAACCGTTGATGGTACAGATCTATCGGTCAACCTAGAGGAGTTAATTCAAGGGTATCAACGGAATGCAGATTACACTCGTAAAACACAGGAACTTGCACAGGAAAGAACCCAGTCAAGTGAATTTGTCGAACGATCCAAAAAAGACGTTGAAGCTAAACTACAAAGGTTAGACCAACTTAATAACGCTGCACAAGCACAACTACAACAAGAATACGCTGAAGTTGATTTTGAGAAGTTATACGATGAAGATCCAGTAGAAGCTGCTAGACTAGAGCATAAGATGCGTAAAAAACATTCACAATTAGCTCAAGTTTCACAGCAAACTCAAGAGTTACAAGCTCAAGAGTTTAACAAATACTTAGGTGAGCAACAAAAACTTCTTAGTACTAAAGTACCAGAATTACTTGATGACCAAAAAGGCCCTCGTTTTAAACAACAAATGAGAGACTATCTTGGTAACATTGGATTTAATGATTCAGAAATCAATAGTGTTTACGATCACAGATACGTGATGCTTGTTAAAGATGCGATGTCCTATCGTAATCTTCAGAAAGCAAAGCCAGGAATAAGAAAAAAAGTGGCTAATGCTCCTAAGGTTGTCAAAGGTGGAGTGGCTAAAAGTAAAGGTCAAGCTGACGCAGAAGCTAAACGTCAACAACTCTCAAAATTACGTAAGACTGGACAGGTCAGAGACGCTGCTAAGTTTTTTCGTAATTTAGTCTAACAAATAATAAGGAGGCCTTATGGCACAACCAACTAACTTATACGATACGTATGATACTACTGGTATTCGAGAGGATTTGACGGATGTAATTTACAACATTTCTCCAGAAGATACTCCAATACTATCTGCACTTCCTAGAAGTGCGGCTAAAGGAACAAAACATGAATGGCAACTAGATGCACTTGCTGCACCTGCTGCTAACTCTGTTATAGAAGGTGACGATGCAAGTATTGATAACCTTAATGCTGGAGCTACAACTAGAGCTTTTAACTTCACTCAGATTCAAGATAAAGTAATTGCTTTGTCTGGAACTCAGTCAAGTGTAGACGCTGCTGGTAGAGCTGACGAAATGGCATATCAAATTGCAAAGAAATCTAAAGAACTTAAAAAAGATATGGAATTTGCACTAATCAAAGGTACAGTTCAAGAAGCAGGCGATGCTACTGATGCTAGAGATCTTGGTTCACTTCCAACTTGGATTAAGTCTAATGGTGATGCTGGTGCCACTGGTGGTTCTTTATCCACTGGCTCTGGTACTGATTTACCGAATTCAGGTGATGACAGAGACCTTACTGAAACAATCTTAAAAACTGTTATACAAGAAGTTTACACTTCTGGCGGTGACTTAGATTTATTGGTAGTTCCACCATCTGTCAAACAAGTAATCTCAGGATTCAATGCGAACACAACTCGTTTTGGCCCTGCTGATAAAAGAGTAGAATATGCAGCAATCGATGTATATTCATCTGACTTTGGTGACATCCAAGTAGTACCTAACAGAGTTATGGCAACGACTAATGAGAAACTTTGTTTCTTACTTCAGTCTGACATGGCTGCTGCTGCGTACCTAAGAGATTTCCAAATTGGCGATCTTGCTAAGACTGGTGACTCAGAGAAAAAACAACTTCTAGTTGAATGGACTCTGGAAATGCGTAATGAAGCTGCACACGGCATCATTCTCGACATTAACCAATAAGACTAATTAGGGGAGACTTAGGTCTCCCCTTTTATTAATAAGGAAAGAATATGAATAGTCCAACCACATTTAAACCAGGTGCTACCCAAACTGTAGCTGTAGGTACATCATCTGCTGCTTCAAATGCAATTAACGCACAAACAACTGCACTAAGAATTGTTGCTACTGTAGACGCTTTTGTAGAAATTTCATCTGGGCCAACTGCAAGTTCAGCTTCATTTATTTTACCAGCATTTACTGTTGAGTATTTTAGAGTTTCTGGTTCTGATAAAGTAGCTTTTTTAAGAGTAGGTTCTGTAACAGGAACTTCCAGAGTAACAGAACTAAGCCAGTAATGAGACCAGCTTTTTTTGGCATAAGAAGTCAAGACAGATACCGTAATCGTAGGACAGATGTGCCTAACGATGCTATTAACCTAGAAGATTTAACATACCTATTATTAGAAACAGGCGATAACATCATACGTGAAGATGGTGTAGGTGTTTCTTACTTTACTGATACTCCTATACAAAACTAATGGAGTTTAGTGAATTAGTAAATATTATAAAGAACAAAGAGCAAAGCTCTAAACAACAAATTAAAAACAAACAAAGATTAAAAGTTTTAAGAAAGAGGATTAAAAATGGCTGATAGTAAGATTAGTGCATTGACAGCATTGACGTCTGCTGCTGCTGCTGACGTATTACCTATTGTAGATACCAGTGCAACTGCAACTAAGAAAATGACTATAGA